CATCAATAGCCTTCTGCATATTGTAGCCCTTCTCAGCAGTACCACGACCCCAGAAACGACCTGGCATCGAGTCAGCTTGATAAGCAACAATAGGACGATCCTTCATCATGTAAGGAGAAGCTTCAGCCTTGAGTAAGTACTGATCATCCGCAATCACAACGATAGCCTCTACCAAGTTCTGGTAGTCTTCACCTTTAGAACCTTCAGGGAACAGGTCTACTATCTCGACTCCATCCTTTTTATCGATGTTCTCAAGGTACTCACGAGGAACTAAACCATAGTAGCGAACAACACGGATACGGTCATCTTGCTTGTGGGTTACTTCTTGTACTGGCTCTAGCTCCATGTTGGAGTAGCTAGGTGTTACATTAACCTTACGGTATGTGCCATCAACCATGCCCTGTACGATGGTGTAATAAGGGACATACTCTTCGATAGCCACACCAAGGGAGTCTTCTATGTCTGCTGCGTTAGGGTCAATTAGGAAGTTACGAGGATTGACAGGGTGGAGTTGAACCATGAACTGTTTCTTCTCTTGTACACCAATAGCTGCCATCTGAGTACCAGGAATAGCTTGAGTAGCTGGAGACATTACTGTACGCTCTTCTACTGTAATCTCACCGATACCAGTACCATACAGTTCGCCTAGAAGAATAATGTTGTCTAGGGCTTTCTTAACCTTGCTTACCTTAAAGTCTTCATGCATCTGTTGACGCACTAAAGCGATATCTGCTTGATTAGGATCTTGACGGTCATCAACGATATCAAAGAACTCACCACGACCAAACACAGCTTCAGATATCTCTGCTTGCTTGGACTCAATAGCTTGCTGCAGTGCGGGAGTGATTAAGCGACTACGCTCAGACTCTCGTGTCTTATCCATAGCATCCCAGATACCACGGAACAAACGCTCAAATTCTTCCCACTTGTCTAGGTAGTTGACATCACGATGATCTCGCCATGTATTGCAGTGGTCTACGATGAACGCAATTAAGTCGTTATCCGCATCAGTTTGAATATCTTCTTTAAACTCAGCCATTTGTTTTCCTAGTTAGAATTTTTTAGTATAACGAGCCATGATGTTATACATGGTGTTTGGCATGTTGCCTTCTTTTGGAACAATTCCTCCACTAATATCTAGATTGCCTCCAAATAAACCTGTATTATATCCTACGTCATACATAGCTGGCATACGACGATATGTCATATCTTGACCTTGTACAAACGGAACTGAAACACCAGCCCTAAAATTATTTGCTTCTGCACCTAGTCTAGCATTGGCTAGTCCTTGAGTTTTTACTTCTAAGCCGTTATCGAACGGTTTATACATTCCTGAAGTTGCAGATATGTTTGCCAATATGTCTGGGTTTTTAGATAACTGAGCGTCTAATAATGTAAAGAATTGTGAACCAAGCTGTTGAAATCCATTTGATACAAACTCATCTCCAAAAACCTGGCGATAAAAAGTACTCTTAGCTAAGAGATCCCTTGTGTTTTGATCTATTAATGCTGTACTAAATTCCTGCGGAATATTTACAATATCTTCTTTAGAATCAGCCATCAATACCCCGCTATAAAATCAATTGGTTCATATTCGTCTTCACCGTCATCCATGAAGTAGGTTGTTACAGCTAACTGGTCGACATAAGATAAAGCATCGATCAAGTCATCGTGTACTTGGTTGGTAGGGAACATCAAGAGCTGATCTACGAACTCTTTCCAGTCCTCATCCTCATTCAGGATTACCTTACCGTGTTCAAAGCGTCCCTGTAATGCCCAGACAATACGCTCTGTTTTATTCTTACCGCCATGCGTTAAGTCTTGAATGGTAGCGTAGGTGTTGTTAGACCTCATCAGATCGCTTAGATAGGGCAACACAGCGTTTCTAACTGTGCCTCGCTCCATCCCTACACCGACAGGTTCAAACTCCTTGATGTTCTTTAGAATCCTTGCAGCACAGTCCTTGACATCCCAGCGACCATGCTCAATCTTCTTTACAAACCAAACACCCTCGTCTGTGACCTTAACCACAGCAATTGCAGACTCATCCAACTTCTTCTTACGAGCATCTGAATAGTTGGTATTAGTGAATCCCGCTAAGTCGATTGCCAGGTAGTATACCCCATCGCTTGGTTCTTCACCATACTCAATCCATTGTTCTTTAAATAAGTCTGTTCCTGCGTTATCAAAAGAAGCTTCATACTCTTGCTTGAATGAGAAGCTACTTAATGTCTTTCTTGCACCCTCGATCTCTTTAGGATCTATAAGTGGATTGTCTTTTGTAGTAAAATGCCAGGACTTCCATTCATCATCGTCGCCAGTAAGACCCAAGTTGTACATATCGTAGAACCAGTTCCTACCTTTAGGAGTCCCAATAAATAGAGCAGAGCCTTTTTTGTCTGATAACGAAGCACGTAGTACCTTTTCCCATGTGTCTGGTTTAATGTCAGCTACCTCGTCTAATACTAGGTATGTTAAGCTGACCCCACGAAGTGTGTCTGGTCTATCAGCACCTCGAACATATATCTTAGCACCATTAATCAAAGTGATATCCATATTATTCACATGGCTACTCTGAATCACTTCTCTTCCTAATTCCATCAGGACATCCCAGATAATCTGTCTAGCCTGTCCTTGAGTAGGAGCTACATACATTACAGCAGAACCTTGTGGGCAACGTAGTCCCTCTACTAATAATGCTACAGCAGATAATCTTGATTTACCGCATCGTCGTCCAGCAACAATAACTTTAAATCTGGTCTTATCCTGGAATACTTCTTTCTGCCAAGGTAGTAACTCGAAGCTGAGGTTCATTTATATGAATCCTCTTCATTATCTACCTCTTGATAATCTACAATCTCAGCGTCTATCTCTTCTATTGCTTCTACTTTAGTTTCACCTAATCCAGTAATATTAATCGTTACTGCATTACGTTGTCCTTTAGCATCTTTCTCAAATAATGATGTGGGTAATAATCTATCCATACACATCTTGAGGCAAGCTACTTGATCTTTATCAGTATCATCTAAAGCCTTACGGAGTACAGTATCAATTACTTTTGTACCACTCGTTGATAATAGTCTAGCTTTAAACTCTTGGATTCTTCCTGCGTCACCTACTGGTCTTCCTACCTTGTTTCTTTTCTTCTTGCTCTGCACAAGTGATTTAGGAGGACGACCTCTCCTACGAGCAGGTGCTGGTTCTAAGACATCCACCTTAATAGGAGACACAGCAATATCAATTGACTTAGATTGCTGTGACAAATCCTTTAAATCTTGAGACATATATCCTTTACCTGCTAACGCAGAGAACAATTAATAAATGAATTTCTACTAATTAGTTTACTAAGTAGTCTTAAGTAGTTTTGGTTCTTATTGTTTTTTACCTAGTTTGCTCTTAGTCTTCTTCTTAGTACAACTATTATACCATAACTTTCTAGATTTGTCAAGCTTTATTTTACTTATCTTCTCTTATGAACCCCTCTATAGGGAGACTGAGTCTCTACTCCTGCGGGTCTGGTGAGCAGAGCTAGAGCGTATTCCGCAGTAACTACTCTGTCCCCTTTTATCTTCCTTTTAAATATAGACATCAGTAGCTATCTTCTTTTATTATAAGCCATTGATTACATTGAACATATTACTACCTGGACATCTGCTTAAATATTAGGCAGTTTGCTTAATTATTAGGCAGTCTTAATTCTCCTTTTTAGGTGTTTGAGAGGCATCATAATTAAATACAGAGCCACTAAGCCCCCTCCCCCTATGCTATTTAGTTATCTGCTTAATTATTAGGCAGTTGATTGTGGAGATGGGAGAGTAGTGATACCACACTCTAGAGCCATTCTCTAGCACTAGGCAGACACTAGGCAATGAGTAGACAATCAGTACTTAAGACTAAACAGACTAGGCAATTGCATTTGAGAATAGTTCTCATTCAGTATTATGTAATATATCTTATGTCTTATATAAGAGTTAACTATTAAATGAGAATGATTATCAATAACCAGGATACTGTATGGATATACAGCATAGGGTTTTGGAGCATAAAATACTTTTCAGAATCTTGATCTAGGTCAAGAAAATAGTCTAAAAAGTGTAGACAATAGAGTTATCAAAACAAGTTAAGAAGGGGTTTAAAATGAATGATGTTAAAACCATAGTGAATCATTACATGGACAGTCTCACTAATTCACAAGTACAGAATGAATTGCGGGATATCTTATACAATCACTTTGAAACAGTTAAGAATAGCAATTCTAATGTAGATCAAGAGTATTTTGAAATAGAGTTAAACTTAGCTAAACAGTCGGGGAAAAAATGATCAAACTATTACAAGGTTTTATACTAGGTTTATTGTGCTTTACAATTCCATTAGTAATATATGTCTTAACAACGGGAGGGTTTTAAAATGCCATACAAAAAGAATGCAAAATCTAAAGCGTACTTATGCACTATTCAATTAGATGATAAGGAAGATATCGGATCTTTAGAGGTACTCAAAAAAGGAGTAGCACTAAAGCGTAAAGTACTCAAATCTAGAGGCACTAAAAAATTACCCGTAGTTACTGTCAAATATCGTAAACCATTGTTACCTTACAATCCATCTAGAAGTGAATCCAAATATGGATATGGCGGGACAGTCTGCAAACGTCAAATGCCACTAGAGGCAGACATTTATATCCATCATCAATATTTATAAGGGGTTTAATCATGATCAAATTATCTAAAACAAGTAAGCTAGACGGCATTCTGTCTTGGTCTTTACAGGCTCTTGATACTTGTCCTGCTAGTAAGAATAAAGACGGTACTCTAGTGCCTGCCTGTCAAGGGTGCTATGCCACTACAGGAAACTATAGGTTTGCCAATGTGAAAGCACCTAGAGAGTTCAATAGGGAGGATTGGAAAAGGGATTCATGGGTTTCTGATATGCTGATTGCTCTAGATTCTAGTCGCTATTTTAGATTCTTTGATAGCGGGGATATGTACGATTTAAAACTAGCTGAAAAGATTCTAGAATTATGTACTAAAGCGAATTGGGTAAAATTTTGGATTCCTACTAGAATGCATAAATTTAAAAAATTTCATTCAGTATTAGAAAAATTAAATGCATTGTCTAATGTAGTGGTACGCTATTCAAGCGATAGCGTAACGGGTGAGATAATTCCAGGGTTTACCACTAGTACAATTTTTAGTGAACAAGTACCTACGGGAGCTCTAGAATGTAAAGCTTATCAGCATGAAGGCAAGTGCAACGGCTGCAGAGCGTGTTATGATAAGAGCGTTTCAGTCATCGCTTATAAGGCGCATGGGGTTAAGATGGCGAAAGTAATCAAGATTCTAGCTGTAAAACAATAAAGGGGATAACATGTCACAATTATTTAAGATAGATGAATACGTATTTCACAATCGTAAACCAAGTAAAAAGCAAATCATGGGGTGCATTGTGAATTCAATAGGTAATGGTAATAAAGCCATAAGCGTATCATGGGGTGAAAATTGCTTAGATATAAACTATAATACCCATCATGAATATAATAGAATGGGTACATGGTACGGCTCAGGATGGATTAAAAATATAAGCGGGGATGATATCGCTAGGGAATTAAATAAAAAAGGGTACGATAATGGAATACGTTAAACAGTTGGCGGATATAACCCTAAGCGATCGTAATAATTGTGCTCTTAATGCTATGAGTATAGTCTTAAACAAGCCCTATTATGAGGTCTATAGGACGTTTAATTCTTACGGTAGGGTAGGAGGTAGGGGAGCAAGTGTACGCATGATTACGGAGGTTTTAAACACTCTGAGATGGCAGAAGGAAGCAGATATACCTATTGATAAGTGGATAAAAACTAGATCGTCAATGCCTGTAAAAATTAAGATGTCACTAGCGAATTTTGCTAAGCAATATCCTACGGGTAAGTACTACGTTATCAAATCAAGGCATGCGCTTGCTTTAGTGGACGGGGTATGGTACGATAACACAATGCCAAATCCTAGGGCATACGTCAAATGTTTTTTTAGAGTGGAATAAGTTATAAGGGAGGCTTTCAAGATGGAAGATTTTCAATTTTATGTAGATGGTAAAGGGTTTAATACTTATCAAGAGGCTCGGACTTATGCGGATGAGATTATGATTACAGAGAACAAGTATCGGTGCGTATTCACTAAGGATGAGATGGATTCAGTCAATGTATTTATTCAACAAGCAAAGGAGTACAATCAATGAGTTACTTACACAAGGCACTAGCAGGGATTCATGAGGCTAATCGAGTGGGGCGCAACAAGCTACCTTGTGGGGCTGTAGAGGCTTCCGATCCATGGGCAATGGCTAAGTATCAGGAGCACGTTGAAGAGGCTAGATGGATTACTCAAGAGGCTAAGAAGAGGGGTATTACTACGGCTCAGTTTATTGCTGGTGACTACGATAAATGAGTGTATACTGGTGCGTAGTTATATTTTGGTTAGTGCTTGCTTACTATGTGGGGAGAGATTGATGAATCAGAATAAGTTTATACGGTTGCTCTTGACATTTACTGCAATTTACTTTACAATACATGTGCTGATTGGTTTAGCTAGGGGAACGATATGAGAGTACTAGTAGCGTGTGAGTTTAGTGGTACGGTAAGGGATGCATTCATTAAAGCAGGGCATGACGCATGGTCATGTGATCTAGAGCCAAGCGAAACCCCTGGAAATCACTATCAAGGTAACGTGTTGGCTGTTCTTAATGAGGGGTGGGATCTAATGATTGCTCACCCACCATGTACTCATCTAGCAGTATCAGGGGCAAGACACTTTGCTAAGAAGATTGCAGACGGTAGGCAGCAGGAGGGTATAGATTTATTCATGGCACTAGCGAATTGTAATATTCCAAGGTATGCAATTGAGAATCCGATAGGGATCATGAGTACTAAGTTTCGTAAGCCTGATCAGATTATTAACCCTTGGGAGTACGGGCATGGTGTAACTAAGGCAACGTGTTTATGGTTGAAGGGCTTACCTAAGTTAGTTCCTACTAATGTAGTGGATAAGGGAGATGTTTGGGTTTCTAAGTCGGGTAAGCGTATGAGTCACTGGTATTATGAGAGCAGTTGTCTACCTCCTAAAGAGCGTGAGAAGATGCGTAACAAGACATTCCAGGGGATAGCAGATGCAATGGCACAACAATGGGGAGGTTTAGTATGAAGTTATATAAAATTTTAGAGACAGATGGTAGCGTTATCCGTATCTTTAGTTATAAGGAAGAGGCAGAGAAGTTTATGTCTCTAGACAGATCGCTAAGGATACAGACAATTAAAGTATTTAAGAAGAAGTTAACAGACAATCGATTCATTAAAGCGTATACAATACTAGGGGATTCCATATTATGAGATGCCATTGCTGCGATAAAAACCTAAATGACTATGAGTCTACACGTAAGAGTGTGTCAACTGGTGAGTACTTAGACATGTGTAACAAGTGCTACTCAACTGTTAGTGACGACTTACTTAGTGAAGTACGCTATGATTTATACGATGGGAATGAAGACGATGAGTATGAAGAAGGAGACTACGATGAAGAAAGTTATTGACAACAGTCTCAATGTCTGCTATACTATTACTAAGTAGTTATACTAAGTAGTCTTAAGTAGATTTATATATTATTGTATTTTATATAAGTATCTAAGTAGTTAACTAATAAGGTGAACAAAATGAAACACGATGAAGAGATGGTCTACCACTTCATGATCCAGGATGCAGTAGACTTTATCCAATTGTATGGTGTCGATAAGGTGATGGATGATATCTATGCATGCTATCACTTGCGGATGCAGAGGCAGGAAAGTCAGGAGGAATTACCTTGGGTAGCCTAAACGAGAGTAACTTTTTAAAGCATATACCATGTAATAATTGTGGGTCTAGTGATGCGAACTCACTATACGACGATGGTCACCAGTTTTGCCATGTGTGCCACACCCGTATAGCAGCCCCTAGAGCGACGATGGAAGACATGGAAGGGCTAGGTATCTACCTAGATAAACAAACTCAACAGAGAGGCTCTATGCAAGTCCTAGAG